CGTGGTGTCAAGCTAGATCACCTACGTCCTGACATGATCATTCTGGACGACATAGACGAACTGGACGACAGCGTCAATCGCGTCGACAAGAAGATTGCAACCATTACTCAGACGATCCTTCCCGCAAAGTCCAATGACTGTGCGATTGTCTTTGTGCAAAACCGTATTCACGCAAATAGCGTCATGTCGCAGGTTCTTAGCGGAGAGTTGGACATGCTTCAGAACCGCGTACAATCTCCGATTGTCCCTGCAGTTCAAGACCTTCGATACGAACCTGTTGAAAAAGAGAATGGCCGCATGGGTTACAAGATAACCGGCGGCACTCCTACGTGGGTTCATAAGAATATTGAGGTGTGCCAGCGCGAGATTGACGACTACGGTCTACTGTCGTTCTTGCGTGAGTGCCAGCACGACGTTGGTGTTGGTGGCCGGTTCTTCCCTGAATTTCGTCAATCCGATGAGAAGGGGCAACCGTGGCACGTTGTCGAGACCGTGGATATCAAGCCTTGGTGGCGTTTTTGGGCATCGCACGACTTTGGTACTAATGCTCCGTGTTCGTTCCTTCTCTATGCCTCCGACGAGCGTGAAAACGTATATGTCATCAGCGAGATCTACAAGAACGGCATGGTTTCCAGTCAACAGGCAGAAGCGGCATTGGAACTGCTTGAGTCTCACGGATTTGCAGAGCCTGTTGATCCAAACGTTCGCGGTGGAGAGTGGCGAACTAAACTCGAGGCAATCGCTTTTGACTGGGGGAACACATTCCCGCCGGAAAACCCTGCACAACGTATTGGTGAATATCCAGTGGAAGTTTGGTGGCGTAAAGGCTTGCCTGCCGTGCGTGCAGTCAAGGATCGCAAAGCTGGGTGGCGTCGCTTGAAAGAATGGCTGGCCGGCACGCGAATGCACGAAGGCGTCGTATACCCGCGATTCCGCATTTTGCGTAATGGGTGCCCAAACCTTATTCGTGAATTGGAAGCCGCAATGGCAGACCCTAAAGATCCTGAAGACTTGGATAACGGAACTAAATCGGACCACGCGCTTGATAGTTGCCGATACGGCGTCATGTGGCGTGAGTTTCCGGTCAAATGCGAAGAGATTGAAGAAGGCGGTAGTTTCAAGCCAACGTGGCTTCCGAGCAAGCGCAGTCGCGAGGACTATATCTAATGGTTCAAATTGTTCTGTTATCTGTGATTATTGCCTTACTTGTTGCTGTTATTGCAATTAGCTGCGGTATATACTGGCAATTGAAATTCATTACTGGTCAACCGTTGGATTGGATGCGAAAGCCGCAGGGGAATAGGTATCTGTGATGGCAATTCAAGACATCATCAATCAATTGATGGGCGGCGGTGCGCAACCGCAGATGATGGCAATGGCGTCTCCAGATGCTCGCGGGACTCTTGGCGACATTGATGCGGAAAGCCTCCTGCTCAACGACGACACCCAGCTTGGCATCGACCATGAAAAGCCCGACTGGAAGGTCTCTCCCGACGACGACGAGGAAGAGATCAAGCGCATCTGCAAGTACGTGAAGGATCAGTTCGAGATCGCGTATCGCTCTCGACATGAGATGGAACTGGAATGGATGCAGGCGCTTGCATTCTTCGAGGGTCGACAGTGGTATAGGATCAACAGCCAAGCGCGTAACCTTGCATCGTTGCAAGACCCGGACGAGAACAATCGGTACATCACAGTCAACAAGATGCGCCCCCTGATTGACGGCGTCGTAGGCAAGCTTACACAGGTTGCTCCTGATGCCCGGGCGGTTCCTTTGTCCGAAAACGACAGGGATCTGATGGCGGCTGACGAAGCCAATTTCATCGCAGGTCACTTTACCCGCAAGTTTGGCCGCGAGACGCAGACGAAGGAACGTGTACGCTGGGCATGCGTTACCGGCACTTCGTTCGTCAAGGTTTGGTGGAACGCCAAAGCTGAGCAGGTGATGCCTTATTTCGATATTCAAGGCAACGTCACTGGCTACAAGAAGTTGAATATCGGCGATGTCGAAGAAGAGATCGTTCCGTGCTTCAACATTTACCTAGATCCGCATGCGCAGCAGGACCATCAGGTGCGCTGGCTGATCCATGCGTCCATCAAGCCCATGTCGTGGTTTGTGGACAACTACGGTGAGGCTGGCAAGAAGGTCAAGTCCAATGCCCAGACTGGACAGTCTGCAGGCTATGTGGACGCGTATCTGGATGGCACTGCAGGCGGTGGCATGGGATGGACTCAGCCTACCTCCGCACGCCTCTATTCGGCTGATCATCGCCGCAAGGCCGCAGTCGTTTACGAGTACTGGGAAAAGCCTACTGAGCAGTATCCCAAGGGACGGTACATCGTCTCAACGGACGACGCGCTTCTGTATGCCGGTGTTTGGCCTTATTCCAAGCGTGACGAGTTTCCGTTCATTCCTCTTCGATGGCAACCTCGATCCGGCACGCCTTATGGCCATTCCCTTGGCTATGATCTGTGTCCGCTCCAGTTGACCTACAACCGCATTTATAGTCGTGCGGTTGAACAGATGGAGAAGCAGAAAGACTATGTGATTATCGAGCGTAAGTCGCGGGTTGGCGCTGATGCCTTCAACGTTACTGGAGATGACATCAATGACAAGAACCGACAGTATCGCAAGGTTTATTACGACGTGGGAACTCATCCTCCCGCGATTAGTCGCTCTCCCGGTATCAGTGCAGACCTGTTTCCCTTTCTTCAGGTAATTGAAAAGGACATGGCAGACATCGCTGGTCTGCATGATGTCTCTCAAGGAATGGCGCAGGCGGGTACGCCTGCCGAATCCGTGCGGTTGCTGCAACGGGCCGACAACACTCAGCACAGCTATATTCGCGCAGACATTGAGCAGTCCATCGCCAAGATCAAGGAATGGGAGATTGCCCTTGTAGAGCAATTTGCCGTGGCTCCGTTCATTGGCAGCGTCGACGACCAGATGAATCCGCAGGCTGCTGCGCAGCAAGGCGTCATCACGTTCGATTCCATCCGTGATGGCGGTCAGTACCGAGTCGTTTACGTTCCCGGGTCCACGCAGGAAGACAGTCCTGACCAGAAGCTGCAGAAGATCTCCGTGCTTCGCCAGATGGGCCTGTTTGGGGATCCTGCGGATCCGGAGACCAATGCGCTTGTCGTACGTATGCTCCAGCTACCAGAGACCAGCCAGATTCTCCAGCATCTTGCCAACCAACAAATGAAGCAGCAAGAGCAGCAGCAGCAGATGATGGAGATGCAACAGCAGCAGATGGCAATGCAACAGCAGCAGATCGATGCGCAGAGCCAACCGCAACAGCAGTTCGATCCTGAAGCGGAACAAATGCGTGCCGAGATTGAGATGGCTAAACAGGATGCCAAGTCCCAAGCGGATATCCGCAAGGTTCAAGCTCAAAGCAGGGCCAAACAAGACGATATTTATGCACAGAAGTTGGCTGAGTTGCAGCATCAACTGATCGCGTCGCAACTTATGCCACAGCAAAATCAGGAAAAGCCACGGCCTGATAATGCCAATAAATAACAATGTGGTAGATTATGGAGTGTTTGATGTCTGACGAGACGGTGATGCTAACCTCGGATTCACCAGCCGAGGCGACAGACGGGATGGGAATGCGCGAGGCATTCAGCGACTTTGTTGATTCTGCCGCCGGGAATCAGCAAGAGGCAGACTGGGCGACACCTGCCACTGAACCTGTCGTTGAAAATGTCACTGACGATTCGTTTTTGGATGCGTTGCTTGGAATTGAGCAAGATCAAGCTCCCGGCAATGTTCCATACGAACGTTTTCGCGAAGTCAATGAACGCGCCAAGCAAGTAGGTCCACTATCGGACGAACTTGGAATTTGGCGTGATGTCATTGACGAGTTCAAGCAGCAAGGATTCAACTCCGCAGCGGACGTGCGTGCTGCCTTGGAAGCGCAACAGCGCGAAGCCGAGGAAGTGGCAATCCGCGAACGATACGAAGCCTTGCAGAACGCTAACGTGCTTGATGCACAGAGCGCCTATGCCCAGCAGGAAGCGGAGATCACAAAGCTCCGTTACGAACGGCAGATGGCTCAAGTGCAAGAGTACATGGTGGCTCAGCAGACCGCTCAGGCGATCCAGAGCTATCCGCTTGCACAGCGTGCTCCTGAACTTGTGAACAATCTCGTCGCGTCTGGGGTTGAGCCCACCGCTGCCGCAGAATTCGTTCACAACCAAGTCAAGGCGCTGGCGAAAACGTTGGTTCCTGAGTTGACCAACAAGCTGTCGGCAAGGACGCCAGCTCCGGTTTCTGGTGGGCAACCTGCATCCAATCCGCAGAGGCCTGCTCCGACCGGTACTGGACTGTCCACGCTAACGCAGCTGTTGGGCATCTCTCGTCAACAAAACTCAGTGTAGGTGAACGAACATGGCTATTGATTTCAATGGAGCCTTGACGCTTGCCGATTATGCTTCGCTTTCCAATGATCCTCTCATCAAGGAGATCACCAAGAGCCTGCATAAGACGTGGAACGCGCTCAAGGACATCCCGCTCTCGACCAACCCGTCTCTCCGACAGACTGGTATGCGTTATCTCAACGCGAACATCCCGGTTCCCAACTGGACCGGACTGAACGCTGAACCGCAGACCTTCAAGTCCAAGCCGAAGAGCTACGAAGAACAGCTCTACATCCTCCGCAACAAGCTGACCGTGGATCGTCGCATCCTTGATCAGCCGAATGCGATTGTTGATCCCGTTGAATCGCAGATCCAGATGTTCCTCGAAGGATTTGCGTATGACTTCAACGACAAGTTCATCAACAATGACCCCAGTAGCACCGCCACTGGAAACAGCGCCGATTGCTTTCCCGGTCTGAACTATCGTTTGAACAACGCGGTCGATTATGACATTCCGTCGGAAATGATCATTCAATCGCAGGATATTTCTGCAACGAACTTGTTCCGCACCGCGACCAAGGGTGGTTCCGTTCCGTTTGGAACTCAGGCCGCAAACCGGTTTATCGCGGACTTGCAGCAGTTGTTCGACAATATGAACACGCCCGATGGCGACGGTGTTGTTTTGTATATGTCTGAGCAAGCTAAGCGACAAGTTGAAATGGCCATTCGTGTCATGGGCATTGGCGCTGGCTTTGACATTACGCAAGACAGCTATGATCGACCTGTCGAGAAGTACAAGAATGCGACGGTTCGCACTGTTGGTCGTAAGTCCGATGGTGTCACGTCTGTCATCAGCAACACCTTGTCTCTGTCGGGTGCCAATATTGACGCCTCGAAGGGTTCTTCCATTTTTGCTGTGCGGTACGGAACTGGTTATGTGACTGGTTGGCAGTCGGAACCTTTCAAGCCGAAATACCTTGGGCTTTCTCCTGAAAACGGCATTATGCACAATGTCCTGTTTGACTGGGGGGTTGGTCTCTGGGTGCCGCACAATCGTGCGCTTGGTCGTCTTGACGTGCAGGTCACCGACTAAGGAGATAAACAATGGCTCGTGATCTTAAGCTTGCCGTGTCGTGGGGAGCCGTTGGCACTGTTGTACCTGCTGCCAGCACTCTCGGCACCGCAATTACTACTCCCACCGGAGACAAAGTCGGCTCGCAAAACGTAGTCACGTTGCGCGTTACCAGTGGTACGGCTGCGCCTGTGGTTTCCAGCACGCTCAACCTTGGGTATCGAAATACCCAGATGGATACCAGTAGTTTCTCGAACTGGATTGCTGGATCGGAAGTTACGTCTATTGCAAACGACCCTGCTCTCTGGGGTAATACTTCCACTGCAGAAATGTACCTTCGTGGTGTTTTTGCGTGGTCGTTTGGAGCTACCGCTGCATTGCAGTCTACTCTGAACCCTCAGGTTCAGATTCAAGCAGCAGCGGACAATGGTAGTGGATCTCCTAATACGAACACGTGGTCTCCAGTTGGTGGGATCTACCAGCTGGTAGACTTCTTGACGCCGACTATTACGGCTATGACGACTGCTGGTGTTGCAACGACGAGTGCGCCCCACGGTCTTCAGAACGGAGATTACATTGCAATGTCTGGCACGATTGGTTTTACAGCCAATATTGCGGCAGACGTTGTGTATCGTGTCAGTGCGGTGACTAGTACCGGCTTTACCATCCAGACTGCGACTGGTTCTGCTATTACGACCGCCACGGGTACATTCACTGGGCCTATGACCATTGCCAAGCTCCGAGGTGCAAACGCATTTGGATCCACTGGAGCAATCATGTCTATCCCGCTTATTGAGACCGTCAGGCCTCATCTCCGAGTGGCGCTGGTGTATCCAACGACCAGCACTGGGTCTACTGTCACGTTGACGTTGTCTAAGTTTGGTCTGGTCACTGGGCGCGAAAACGCTCCGCGAGACTAATCACCATGACAAGGGGCGAGATCAAACGGAGAATACGGCTTCTTGGGAAGCACTACTTCAGTTCAGATCTAGATCTGGATCCGTTTGGTCTCGACCTTTTGGTGGAGCACGTCACAGACGAAATCGCAAGAAATACCGATTGCTATGTTGGCAGGAGGTATCTCGATTTGGTCGCTGGTACAAGCGAGTATTGTGCCAGCGACCTTTATCGTTTGAAGAACATCATGGCTCTTCAGCCAAACGGTGACTACAAACGACTACTTGTCGTTGATTGGTACGACTCCAAAAACAATCAGTACAGGGATGCATCCGATACAAATGCCATCCCGAGCCATGTGTTGATCTTCGGTGGCAACAGGATGAAGTTCTGGCCTGTGCCCTCCGTTGCGTCCACAAACGCTATCCTTATTGAAGGGTACGCTGTTCCCGGATCGGTGTGGGTCTACGACGTGAACGGCGATCCTGTCACGCTCGACGACACGAGCGAGTGCCCATTGCCGGACATTGCGCATGACGCCATCGTCTATGGCGTGTTGCATCAGAAAGCCATTCAGAACCGCGATGCGGATATGGTTGCCGTATACCGTGATGAATATGAACGCCGCGTCGGAATGGTTGAAAGTTTTGCCGCTACTTATGCGCGGAGGGCTGTGTAATGGCGCTTTCCATCAATACATTGCGCAGCGAGGTCTACAAGTACCTAAATGAGTCCTCTGCAAGTACTCTTGGCCAAGTGCCTGATGGCGTTGGTGGCACTACAACTTCCAGCGACAACGTCGTCAAGGACTGGATTCTGGAGGGTATCAATGCGCTTTGCCGCTCTTGTGTTTTTTATCCTGTTGTCGGAACCTATACTCTGACAAATACAACGTATACCGTCGACATTTCAACTCCCTCATCTATTTCACCTGCAAGTAGCGCTCTGTGGTTTCCAACGGACGTCTATATTGGGTCAAGACGACTGACGCACGCCAGTGAGCAATCTATTCGTGCAAATAACCTTTCATACAAAACAACGGCAGCAACAGCGACATCCGATATTTTGTATTGGTATAGGTCGGACAATTACAAGTTGTCTGTTTATCCGCTCAACAATACTGCAAATTCTGTTACATTGACCGTTCAAGGAGCTGGTACGCCTCCACCGCCAGCGTCTGATGCAACAGCTAGCATCGACATCCTTCCAGACGATCTTTTGAAGCAGTTGATTGGCTCTTACGTCGCATCGCTTCTTGTAATGAAGAATACAGACGATCCATCTATTGCGCAGCGTGCGTTTTGGCAGAATCAATATGATGCTAAACGGATGCAGCTATGGGCTCGCATGGACCCACACATGAAGCAGACTTTTGCCCCATTCAGCATTCCTCCAGTGCAAATGGAAACAGGACGGTAATTATGCAAGGAGCAAAAGAACATTACGTTATGACCTATGGAGCAATACCATGATTATCGATTCCGGATGGGCTGCTGTCTTTATGATGGCTCTTATAGCTATCATTGGCGGCATAGGTAAGTTGATCCACATGATGTATCGGATGGAAGCCGAAATTACTGGGACTTCCGCTACACTCAAGGACCATGGGCGACGCTTGGATGCGCTTGAGAGTGAACTCAAAAACATCCT